CAAGACCCTGCTAATACAGACAACGGCATTGTTAATCTTGTGCTTGGTTATTTGGGTGGGATCGTCTCATCTATCATAAGTTTTTATTACGGCGCTTCACATAAGCACGACGAATGAAAACTAGCAAAGAAGGTATATCCTTAATTAAAAAATTCGAGGGCTGTGAGCTTAAAGCTTATCAGTGTTCCGCAAACGTATGGACTATTGGTTATGGCCACACTCAAGGTATTAAAGAAGGCGATGTTTGCGCTCAAGAAGATGCTGACAGAATGCTTGCGGAAGATTTGGAAGAGTTTGAGGGATACGTTCAAGAGGCAGTAGATGTCCCTTTGGAACAAAATGAATTTGACGCATTGGTTGCATGGACTTACAACTTAGGTCCGGGTAATCTTAGGTCTTCAACAATGTTGAAGCGATTAAACGACAGTCGTTTTGACGAAGTACCATCTGAAATGCGCCGATGGAACAAGGCTGGTGGCAAGGTTGTCAACGGTCTAGTCCGCAGAAGAGAGGCTGAGGCGCTATTATTCAAAAACGAAGATTGGGGTCATGTCTGAGCTTGCGCTAAAAGACTTCGACATTTTATCTGATGCGGAAAAAGCGGAAGCTCTTGCTCTGCTTAAAAAATACGACCAGCTCGAAAAGCAAGACGAATGCCAAAATGACTTCATAAATTTTGTGAAGCATATGTGGCCAGAGTTTGTTGAGGGTCGGCACCACAAGATAATTGGCGAAAAGTTCAACCGAATTGCTCAAGGTAAATTGAAGCGATTGATTGTGTGCTTGCCGCCTCGACATACCAAATCTGAATTTGCCAGCACCTATTTTCCAGCTTGGATGATGGGACGGCGTGGCGACTTAAAGATCATCCAAACGACTCACACCGCCGAGCTTGCTGTACGGTTCGGTCGCCGCGTCAGAAACATTATTGACTCCGAAGACTACCAAGAAGTGTTCCCAAAACTAAAGCTTCAAGCCGACAACAAGTCTGCCGGTCGATGGACGACTAACGAGGGTGGCGAATCTTTTTATTCGGGCGTCGGTGGCGCGATAACCGGACGTGGCGCTGATTTGTTGATTATCGACGACCCGGTTTCTGAGCAAGACGCTCTTTCTGCAACCGCGATGGATTCGGTTTACGAGTGGTATACGTCCGGTCCCCGCCAGCGCTTGCAGCCCGGTGGAATTATCGTGATTGTTATGACGCGATGGTCTACCAAAGATCTAGTCGGGAAGGTTATCAAGAAGCAGGGAGACGATCACGCTGACCAGTGGGAAATGATCGAGTTCCCAGCAATTATGCCGGAGACAGAAGAGCCTCTTTGGCCGGAGTATTGGAAAAAAGAAGAACTTTTAAGTGTAAAAGCGTCTCTTCCTGTTGCCAAGTGGAACAGCCAGTGGCTGCAGAATCCAACTGCGGAATCAGGGTCAATCGTTAAGCGTGAATGGTGGGAGGTTTGGGATAAGGACTATGTACCGGCTTATTCTTACGTCATTCAGTCTTATGACACGGCTTTTTCAAAGAAGGAGACTGCCGACTACTCGGCCATTACAACTTGGGGGGTTTTTACCCCAGAGGTTGACGGGCCTGAATGCATAATTCTGCTGGATGCAAAGCGGTTCCGTGTCGATTTCCCCGAGCTTAAAAAGATCGCTATGGACGAATACAAATACTGGGATCCAGATTGTGTTCTGGTTGAGGCAAAGGCTTCTGGCACGCCGTTGACGCAAGAATTAAGGCGTATGGGCATCCCTGTCACAGCCTATACACCAAGCCGAGGTCAGGATAAGATTGCAAGAATGAACAGTGTCGCGCCCCTTTTTGAATCAGCTATGGTTTGGGCACCAGACGACAGCTTTGCCGAAGAAGTTATCGAAGAAATGGCAAGCTTCCCATACGGAGATCATGACGATTTTTGTGATAGTGCTACAATGGCGCTTATGAGATTTAGGCAGGGCGGTTTTATCGCTCTTGAAAATGATTACCAAGACGAGGCTAAGTTCTTGCCTCGAAATAGACAGGTATACTACTGATGGCTATTGATAAATTACTTGGCACAGAAGAAGATCCAGATGTCATCCCATTGTCTCGGGAGATGTCGGTAACGCCAGAACCTAGCCGAGAAGATATGATCAGAGATGCTGCCCAGATTTTGGTAGCTGAAGAAGACATTCTAATTGACGATGAGATCGACGCGGTTCCAGAAACAATTCAGATCCCGTTTGACTCAAACCTAGTTGATTTTCTCGACAAATCAGACCTTGGAAAGCTTGCAAGCGATGTCTTGGAGTCTATTGATTCAGACAAAGAAAGCCGTTCCGAGTGGGAAAAGACCTATGTTGACGGGCTGAAGTACCTTGGCATGAAATTTGACGAGACTAGATCCCAACCGTTTCAAGGGTCTTCTGGCGTAATTCACCCAATCCTTGCTGAAAGCGTGACTCAGTTTCAGGCGCAGGCTTATAAAGAGCTTTTGCCAGCACAAGGCCCTGTTAAGACTGAGATCGTTGGCACTCGCACGCCAGAGATTGAAATGCAGTCTCAAAGGGTCGCCAACTTCATGAATTTTTACATCATGAACGTGATGCAGGAATATGACCCAGAGCTGGACATGCTTTTGTTTTACCTGCCGATTGCAGGGTCTGCGTTCAAGAAGGTTTACTACGACCAATCTATGAGCCGAGCGGTTTCAAAGTTTATCGCCCCAGAAGATTTGATCGTTCCTTACGAGGCTTCAGACATTCTTTCTGCTGAGCGGGTTACGCACGTCATTAGGATGAGCAAAAATGAGATTCGCAAGCAACAGCTAAGCGGTTTTTACGCAGACATCGAGCTAAAAGGCGATTCTTACAGAGTTAATCGTAGCGACATCGAAGAAGAGATTGATGAGATTGAAGGTCAGTCCCCAAGCTATTCTGAGAACCGAGATAGAACTGTTTACGAGGTTCATACCATACTGGATCTCCCCGGTTACGAAGATGTTGATGTTGAGGGTGAAGAAACAGGCTTAAAACTGCCTTATATCGTCACAATTGACGAGCAAAGCCAGCAAGTCTTGTCCATCCGAAGAAACTATGCAGAACAAGACGCGACCAAGCAAAAAATTAACTATTTTGTGCAGTACAAGTTTTTGCCCGGCCTTGGTTTCTACGGCTTAGGCTTGAGCCACATGATTGGCGGCCTTGCAAAGGCTTCAACGTCTATTCTTAGGCAGTTGATTGACGCTGGTACGATTGCAAACTTGCCTTCCGGGTTTAAGGCCAGAGGAATGCGGATTCGAGACGAAGACGAGCCTCTTCAGCCCGGAGAATTCCGAGATATTGATACTACTGGCGGTTCTCTCAAGGAAAACTTGATCCCGCTACCTGTCAAAGAGCCTTCAAACGTCTTGATGCAGCTTTTGGGCATGTTGATTGACTCTGGTAAGCGCTTTGCCAGCATTGCAGACACCAATGTTGGTGACGTAAACCAAGCAATGCCAGTCGGAACAACAGTGGCATTGCTGGAACGTGGCACCAAGGTAATGAGCGCGATTCATAAGCGCTTACACTACGCTCAACGAATTGAGTTTCAGCTTCTGGCCAAAGTATTTTCTGAATACCTACCGCCAATGTATCCTTATCAGGCTCTTGGCGGTGCTCAAGAGGTCAAGCAGACTGATTTTGACGGGCGTGTCGATGTTATTCCTGTCTCAGATCCCAACATCTTTAGCCAGTCTCAAAGAATCACAATGGCTCAAGAGCTAATGCAGCTCGTGCAATCAAATCCTGAAATTCATGGGCCAAAAGGGATTTATGAAGCTTACCGCAGAATGTATTCTGCGCTAGGGATTGATAATGTTGACAGCCTTTTGCAACCACCACCACCACCGCCCCCACCCCCTGCTCCGATTGATGCGGGGATTGAGAACAGCGGTTTTATGATGGGTCAGCCTCAGCAAGCTTTTGAACCACAAAATCATCAGGCTCACGTTGATACTCATAGGTCTTTGTTCTTGACCGAGGTTGTGAAAACCAATCCGCAGTTGCAGGCTTTGGTCATCGCGCACAGTATGCAGCACTTGCAGTTTATGTCTACACAGATGGCGAAAGAGCAAATGCCGCCACAAATACAGCAGCAGGTTCAGCAGCTTGAGCAGCAAATGACGCAAGTACCGCCAGAACAACAGCCGCAAGTGGTTAGTCAGATTCAGATGATCACTGAAAGTTTTTCGTCACCAATTATGGCTCAGTTGACGCAAGATTTCTTGATGTCAATTGGTCAGGGTAGCGAGGAAGACCCTTTAGTCCAGATCCGACAAAAAGAACTGGATTTGCGAGAGCAAGAATTGAATGCGGACCAAAACCAGTTTGATGCTAAGCAAGCTCAAAGAGGTGAAGAAAAGCTTCTGGAATCTGAAATCGCCAAGCAAAGAATCGGCGTTCAGAAGTCAGTCGCAGACGATAAACTTGATATTGCCGCACAGAGACTTGAACAACAGGCTGAGTTAAAGTTGCTTGAGTTGCAGGCTAAATTTGGAGGTATAAGATGACAACCAGTTATATTCTTGAACAGCAGGCGGAGCTTCGAAGAAACAAAGCTTTGATGCGTGAAGCAGAGCGAGCAGAAGTTGAGATGATTGCCGAGAAGAAAAATCTTCAGCAGGCAGCAGATGAAGCAAGGCTTGAGGCAAAGTTGGCGAGAATTAAACAAGGAGTTGCAGCGCCGGTTTCTGTAGCGATTGAAGCGCCGAGTCCTGTAGCGCCGAAGACAGTTCAGCCTAAGCCTAAAGCAAAAGTTTCTTTTAGGAAGAAGCCAGTAGAAGAGGAGACAAGCGATGCCTCTGAAGAAGGGTAGCGGTCAAAAAACCATTAGTAGGAATATTAGTATGCTCAGAAAAGAAGGTAAGCCAAAAGATCAGGCCGTCGCTATTGCGATGAAAACATCAAAAGGCATGAAAGACGGCGGTGCTGTCTCGAAGGGTCAGTTAAAGGTTAAGGTCAAGAAGATGCGTACCAGAGGAACTGGCGCTGCGACTAAGGGCCTAGATTATTACGAGCGCGTATGAGAGACGACGTTGACCTAGCCTCATCTTTAAAGCGAATGGTAGGTGATCGGAGAAGTTTGATCGTTGAAACATTGTGCGAAGGTTTGCTTAAAGATATGGAACATTATAAAAGTTTGCAAGGCGAGCTAACTGCGTTAAACTTGGTGGAACAACACATCCAAGACTTTTACGCAAAAGGAGAGCGCTAGTGACAAAACCGTCGATTGAATCGGCTTTTATTCAGAAGGAGGATCTGGTTTTAGATCCTTCATTGCTGAGTAAAACCGTACTGGAGAGGATGCCTACACCTTCGGGTTGGCGAATGCTTGTTATCCCTTATATCGGGAAGCGAACAAGCAAGGGCGGCATTCATCTAACCAAAGAAACTGTGGACCGAGAATCACTTGCAACGGTTGTTGCTTATGTTGTGAAGAAAGGTCTGCTCTGTTACTCGGACAAAGAAAAGTACGGCGAAACACCATGGTGCGAAGAAGGCGACTGGGTGTTAATTGGCCGGTATGCTGGTGCTCGTTTCAAGCTTGACGACGGAGACGAGGTGCGCATAATCAATGACGATGAAGTCATTGGTACTATCCTTAACCCTGATGACATAGTGAGTAGCTGGCGATGACAGTAGAAAATTCAAACGCGGTAGAAGAAGAAATTGAAGTTCAAATTGTTGAAGATCCACCCGAAGAGCAGGAAGGCGGGGCGGTCAGCAACGATGACGAGCTTGAGCGCTACACCAAATCGGTTAGCAAGCGGATTAATAAGCTAAACCAAAAGACCAAGCAAGCTGAGGAGCGTGCTCAGTACCTTGAGTCTCTTGCTCTGCAAAAAGATCAGGAGCTTGATGCGTACAAAAAACATTCTGTTGTTCAGCAGACGACTGTATTGCAAAAAGAGCAAGAAGCTCTTTCCTCGAAAGAAAGCCAGATAGATGACATCTACCGAAAAGCGATTCGGTCTGGTGACGCTGATCTGATTTCAAAGGCGGACACGCTAAAGAACGATATTGCGATCCAAAAAGAAAAGCTTCGAGTCGCTCAGTCTAGGCAGGCGCAGTATGTTTCTGAGCAAAGCGGTCCTCAGCAAGTCTCGCAAGAAAACTATCAGGCATACCAGCAGCCTCAGCAGCAAGTTCAGCAGGAAGTAAAACCTACGGACGAAGCTTTAAGCTGGCATGATCAAAACAAATGGTATGGCGATTCTGAGAACGAAGAAAACCTTCAGGCGACTCAGTTTGCATATTTCACTCATTTCAATCTCATTAACGAGGGGTTTGAACCAGACTCCGAAGAGTATTACAATGAATTGGACACAAGAGTTTTTCGAATCTACCCGACTTTACAGGGTGATTCGGTAGCCGAAAAAAAGGAAGATAGACCCGCTGTGCAAAGAGTCGCTTCCGCCAGCCCTGCTGGTCGGCAACAAACACAAGGCAACAAGCGTGGTGTTAAGTTCACTCAGTCAGAACTTCAGCGCCTCCGTGGTTTGAAGCCACACAATATGTCCGAGGAAGCTTGGCTTAAACGTGTAGCATCAGAAAAGCAAAAAATTGCTCAAAGGGAGGCAAGATAATGACAGACACAGCTAAAACCCGCGCTTCGCGTGATTCCGAGACACACGATAAAAAGGCTCGACGTAGACCGTGGCGACCAGTTCGCAAGCTGGAAACTCCGCCCTCACCTCCCGGTTACACCTATAGGTGGATCCGAGAATCAATGTTAGGCGCGGAAGATCGAGCAAACGTAAGTCGAAGGTTAAGGGAAGGTTGGGAGCTGGTAACAGCATCAGACTTACCTCCAGAGTGGGAGCTTCCCACAATGGATTCCGGTAGACACGCTGGCGTCATTTACAATGAAGGATTATTGCTGGCGAAAATTCCAGATGAAACGATTGAAGAGCGGAATGCTTATTATAACGATAAGAACCAAGCGGCTCGGGACGCATTAGATAACACAATGTTTAACGAAACCCGCAGCGATTCACGTTACGTCAAGTATGACCCCCAGCGAGACTCCTCCGTAACATTTGGCAGACGATAAGTCTAAAGGAGAAGAACAATGGCTAACAAAGACGCAGCCTTTGGTTTACGCCCCGTCCGTATGATGGGTGGTGCTCCCTATTCTGGTGGCCAAAGTCGATACCGTATTGCTTCTGGTTTGAGCGGCAAGATTTTCCAAGGAGATCTTGTTAAGCAAGTAACCGGAGGCGGTATCGAACGAGCCGCAGCTAGTAGCACTGTCCCCGTAGTCGGGGTTTTTAACGGGTGTCAATATACAGACCCCACATCCGGTGAGCAGGTTTTTTCTAACTACTACCCCGGTTCAATCGCGGCATCAGACATCATTGCTTTCATCATAGACGATCCCATGACCGTCTTTGCTGTTCAAGCGGATGCAGCTTTCCCAGTAGCAGACTTGTTTGGCAATTTTGATATTGTTGACCAAGCCACCACTGGCGATACAGCTTCTGGCCGATCAAATGTGGAACTTGATGTGACCACTGGCGCAACGGCAACAACTTTGCCGTTGAAAGCTTTGGACATTTCTCAAGATCCTGACAACGATGATGTAGCAAGTGCTAACACCAACGTGCTTGTGGTTATTCAAAACCACATTGCTGGTGTTAAATCTGCTGGTCTAGCATAAGGAGACTGACTAATGGCAATTTCAAGAGCGCAATTAGCCAAGGAATTGGAACCGGGTTTAAACAGCCTTTTTGGTATGTCGTATGATTCATACGACCGAGAGTACGAAGAAATCTACGCAATCGAAGATTCTCAACGTGCCTTTGAAGAAGAGGTGTTAATTACTGGTTTTGGTTCGGCACCAACAAAAACTGAAGGTCAGGGCGTTGTTTTTGACAATGCTTCTGAGTCTTACTCTGCTCGCTATACGCATGAAACAATTGCGTTAGCATTCGCGTTTGATAATATCCGTGGACGCGCTGCGTAGGAATACGCAGGACATAAGATGGTGAATTCAGGGAACATCTCACGAAGACAATCCTGAGCGAAGCCTCGAAAGAGGAACGTGCAACGACTATCCCGAAAGGGAGTACACTCAAGCGAGTGGAAGCGCCATCCAACCAGAACGGTTGAAGATATAGTCTGATCTGCATGGCGACATGCAGCGGTTCTGAAAAGAACGGGGTCAAATTAGCGACTTGGCCTGAACAAAAAAAGTCATTAAAACAATGACTTATGGACGGATGAAGCAGTAGAAGACAATTTGTATGACTCACTCGGTAAGCGATATGTGAAAGCACTTGCTCGCTCAATGTCAAATACTAAGGAAGTTAAAGGCGCTGATGTGCTGAATAACGCTTTCTCTGGTACTTACACTGGCGGTGACGGCGTATCATTGATCAACACAGCTCACCCTCTGGCTGGTGGCGGTAACGCTGCTAACCGGGCAGTAACGATGGCTGACCTCAATGAAACTTCACTTGAAGATGCTTTGATCGACATCAGCACTTTCACCGATGATCGAGGACTGACCATTTCGGTTCAGGCGACTAAGCTAGTCGTTCCTCCACAATTGGTATTCGTTGCGGACAGAATCTTGAATTCTGACAAGCGATCTGGGACTGCTGATAATGATGTTAACGCGATCCGAAACACTGGCGTTCTGCCCGGTGGTTACACTGTTAACCACTATCTGAACGACCCAGATGCTTTCTTCCTGTTGACTTCTGTTACAGACCAAGGCGAAGGTCTCAAGATGTTCCAGCGTACTTCGATGGAAACTTCTATGGAACCAGACTTCACCACCGGAAACATCCGCTACAAATCGAGAGAGCGATATAGTTTTGGGTGGAGTGATTGGCGTGGAATCTACGGCTCACAAGGCGCTTAGGCGTAGTGGTCACTAACATTCCGCAGGAATCATAGATTCCTAGACAATCGTTTTATTTTAAACGATGAGAAAAGGGGCTATTTAGCCCCTTTTTTTTGTCTCGATATTGCCCTAGAATGTTGGTCAACTGAGAAAAACAGCCCTAACGACCGGCTCAGCGGACGTTACGAAGACATTAGGGCGAATCCTTTCGTAAGAGGTGAATACCATGGCACAAACTACTTTTTCTGGTCCCGTTAGATCTTTAGCTGGTTTTATCACTGCAGGCGTAAACAGCACAGTCAGCCTTGCCGCAGACACTACGCTCACCGTAGCTGCTCATGCTGGCAAAATCATTTTGCTGAACGATGCAGACGGCAAGTTTACTTTGCCATCTATCAACGTGAATACCCCCACTGACCCAACGGCCCCTAGCCAAGACAACAACACTGGCGCTTCGTTTTTCTTTTATGTAGAAACCGCAGCGACTGATCTTGATATCTTGACTGACGGCACTGACAAGTTTGTTGGCGCGGCAATGGTTGCCGTAGATGATGGCGCTAAAAAAGCGTTTATTCCTGCAGCATCTAACGATGTCATCACTTTAAATGGATCAACTAAGGGCGGAATTGTCGGTAGTGTTATCAGGATTACTGCTATTGACGATGCAACGTACTTGGTTCATGACTCTTTATTGCTAGGTTCAGGAACGATTGTTACGCCTTTCGCTGACGCTTAATCGCTATAACTCAGGAGAGTAATAATGGCTGATGCAGTCACGTCACAAACCATTCAGGACGGCGAGCGCAAAGCTGTCCTGAAGTTTACAAATATTTCGGACGGAACCGGAGAGACTAATGTGGTCAAGGTGGATGTATCTGCTCTGACTGCAAATAGCGCCGGTAAATCTTGCTCCAAAGTCACAGTTAGTAAAATCTGGTGGCAGTGCGTTGGCATGGGGGTTGAGCTGCTGTGTGATGCAACCGCAAACACGTTGATTATCGGCCTATCGCCCGACAGCAATGGTTTCCATGATTATTCTGATTTCACCGGCATTCCAAACAATGCTGGTGCTGGTGTAACGGGCGATATCTTGTTCACCACTATCGGGGCAAGCAGTACCGACACTTACACGGTTATCTTGGAACTTGTAAAAGAGTACGCCTAGTATGGCTACGACCAAGGACACTAAGAGAACGGAGTCTGGCCGCGTATCATATCGCGGCGAGTCTTTCTCCGGCTTTAATAAACCTAAAAGGACTTCTGGCGGCAATAAGAAGTTCGCGGTTCTTGCTCGTCAAGGCGATCAAGTTAAGCTGGTTCGTTTCGGTGATCCAAACATGACAATCAAAAAAAACATACCAGAACGAAGAGCCAGTTTTCGTGCTCGCCATAAGTGCTCAACGGCGAAGGACAAACTCACGCCTCGATACTGGTCTTGCAAGGCATGGTGATATAAATGGCAGAACCAACTGATTTAAGCCGCGCTCAAGACGAATACGGAAGTTCAGCTTCCCCTTATGCCTCGCTGAGTGATTACTTGATGCAGCAACCGGTTTATGACCGTGGACCGAGAGAGGCTCCTGCTACTCCAACAATGCGTCAGCTTGAAGGCCCTACGACAGACGAGCTTCTTGCTGATCAATATAGCAAGATTATGGCGGAGCAAAAAACTGCGGACGAAGCTGCCTCCACTGCTCGCCAAACAGAAATCGACAACCTTCAAACCCTTTTAAGAGAAGAGATCTCAACCTCTGCTGACGCTGCATCATCTCAGCGATCAGATATGACGACCGCTCTTGAAAACCGTATCAAAGAACTTCAAGCCGGTGTCGATACTGAGACCGCAGCTTTACGCCAGCAGGGTCTTGACGAAAGATCTGCAATCTCAGCAGAGCAGCAGCGCATCTCTGATATGGTTCAAGCAAACATGGATCAGACCGCTGCTGACTTGGCGGCTCAAGAGGAGCGCGTAAAGGCGGCTCAAGCAACTGCTGTCGGCAGCTTGGAGGACCAACAGAAATCTTTAGTAACTGACTTTCAGTCTAGGATAGAGGAACTTAACACCACCCTTAATGACACGCAAAAACAAATTAGTTCGGACTTGGACGCAAGAGATGAGGCTTTAACTGGCGCTCAAAAAAGCGCTCAAGATGCGCTTCAAGCTACAATAGGTTCTGTCAGAGATGACCTAGCATCGACAAGAGAGGAGCTTTCTGCAGAGGACTTATCTCAAGGCAACCTGATTGCTAACTTAGAGGGCAGGATTGGGGATCTTGGATCTTCTTTAAACAAGACTACGGAGCAAATTAACACTGACCTTGACGCTCGTGATGCTGCATTAACTGGCGCTCAAAAAAGCGCAGCAGAGGCTGTTCAGCAAGAAATTGACTCGGTTAAAAGCGATCTGGCTACGATTCAAAGCGATATTGAGACTGAAAGCGCGGCTCAGATACAGGCTTTGCGCGACGAGCGAGGCACGCTGATTGGCAACATTGAGGCTAATGTTCAAAACTTAAAAGACAGTATCGCAGCAAAGGCAGACCCTGACGACCTTCAGCTTCAGATTGAAAAATTGCGCGGAGAGTCCGAAAATCTCAAAAGCACTGCGAGTGAAGAGCGAAAAGATTTGTTTTTACAAATGGAAGCTCTTCGTGATGGCGCTTTAACGAACGATCAGGTTAACGCTTCTATTGCCAGCGCTTTAGAAACTGGAACTTTGTCGCCCGATCAAATTAATTCGGCAATCGAGACATTAAAAGGGGAAGTTGAGGGCAAGATCGGCGGTCTTGCGTCAACAGAAAGTTTGAACCAGCTTCAATCTGACATCGAAGGAATAGGGACCGCTCTCACAGGTACTATTGCCAGTTCTTTAGACCTTAGCTCAAAGGTAGATTTGTTACAGAAGGCGCTTGAAGGAAGAGCTACAAACGAAGACTTGGCCACGCTTCAAGAATCTTTGCAAGGCAATGCCAGTGGCATCGAGGCTCTTCAAAAGGCGGTTGAAGGAAGAGCTACAAACGAAGATTTAGCAGTCCTTCAGGAGTCATTGGCCGCGACAGCTAGTAAAGATGAGCTTGCGGCACTTCAAGCATCTTTGACCGGCGCTACAGGAGATTTCGACACTCGGTTTTCAGAGCTTCAAAAACAAATGCTTAACCCTGATGACATCGCTAAACAACGTGCCGATGCTATTGCCGCTGCAATGGACCCGATTGCGGCTCAACGCCAAGAAG